CGCTTGAATTCCTGGTGCGGGATATCGTCGCCAACAAATCCCCATTGGCAATCCTCGCCGCTTGGTTCAATCCCGAGCGGATCCATGACGCAGGAATAGGGGTCTGACACAGCAGACAGGCGAATTTCCTGCTCGAAAACGTCGTCGCTGGTATAGTCCAGGCGCAGAGTGAAATACCCCTCACCGCCAATAACTTGATATTTAGCCGCTTCGTCCCGTGCAAAATCGGCATTAGAGTTTTTGAAAATGGACCGGATCAGGCCTTCTCGGATCGAGGCAATTTCCTTTGTACCGGCCTTATCGGGAAATACTCTAATTTCTGTTTCATTCATCAACCGATTGCCAACGATCTGCGCAACAAAGGCAATCAGTCGGTTGAAGGTCAATACAGGCTTTTTCTGATCTTTACGACGCTGCTCGACTACTGGATCCCATTGATTGCCTACAGTGAATTTTGCGTCGTCTTTTCCGGCGAGGATATTGTGTTCGTTGAAGCCGAAACCGCGTTCATAATTTTCGCGCATTTCATCCAAGAATTGATGATTGTAATCATAGCCTGCAGGTGTTTTAGGCCGCATGCGCGCTGCTTCATCTTCGAATTCCTCTCGAACAAAAGCGTCTCTTAAACCTGCCATTTTGAAAACCCCTAACTATGCCATCCAACCTGTGTTACCGCCATATTCATAAAATCCATCATTGTCACCTATTCCTGTTGCATCAATTCGCTGCAACATATCGTGACCGGCTCGGAAACCTTGAGATTTCTCGGGTTTTGACCAATTTTCGAAATACTCTTTTGTTGCAAAAGTCAGTGCGCAGGCGTCGGAAAGGTCGGGTGACGGGAGACCCCGCGCCTTCATGTCGGTTTTGCTTTCAAGCAGCCAATCATTATTCGCACGAAACTTTTGCTTCGGTCCGCTTAGATCCGATGCAAGATCGTCATCGTCTGGAATTGCGCCGCCGTCAATCAGCCACTGCTTAAAATCGCCATACATTTCTGCGCGCCTGTTCCAAGGGCCTGCACGCTTCGGTGTCGCCTGCTTCATGCGTGACGTACCTCCGAAGTCAATACCTTTGACAATATCCGCGTACTTGCGGTTGATGTTGCGCAAACTCGAAATGATGTTCTGCCCCATAGATCCACGGTCGATGCACATGCGGTTAGGATTATAGTCATCAATTATCGAGGAAAGCCACGCAACTGCTTCGTCATGTTCTAACTTCATGCGATAGGTGACGTTGATTATCATGTCGCCGCGCCGGAAACCTATCGCAAATCTGTCGCCCCCTGCGCCCGCCGGATCCACTCCGATAATTAACGGCGCGTCAGGATCTTCCATGATACGCTTGCGCGCACGCAACACCAAGGCAGGCTTGATAAAAACCCCGTCAAGGTCTGCACTGGCAAAAGCTTCGGTGACATCGATTGGATATTCCTGCCGAAACTTACCTATAGAGCCAAGTTCGTGGATCTTTGCTCTCCGCCAAAGCATCTGCTCGTCGGATAGCTTGTATAATTCCTGATATTCCAGTTCGGAAAGTTCCCCTTCTTCCTCGGGCTCCTGCATCGGAACATATTCACCGTACTCGACATATTCCGGCTGGACAGTCCACGGCACAAAGACGGCACGATAGCGGCCGATTTTCTTCATGGCGTCCTTGTAGCGTTTGTGAAATTCTCCGACAGGGCCGGCCGAAGTGGTTTCCAGCCAGATTTCTGACGGTGGCTTTACCCAACCTTCAATTTCGCCAATGCCTTTTTCGAACGGTAGCGGATTTTGAGGCTCACGCCATAGCACGCCCCAAACTCCGCGAACTTCATCAACGCCTTGGACCGATGCCGCGAAATGGTCGGCCGCGTTCGTCCACCAAGCAGCTTCTGACCCATGGAAAAACGTGACTGCGCCGCCGCGACCGCCTGCCTTCTGTCCAGCCGTCGCTACTTGATAGGAAGACCCGCGCTTAATGAATTCCAATTCTTTTGCGTTGTCGGTGCCGACCTGGGGAGGAAACGGGTGTTTTTCCTGCATCAAATCCGTCATACCGAAAAGTACGTTTGAGGACGCCATTTCGTGCGACAGGATATAGATTTTTTGCCTATCCCATAAGGTCGCGCGCCAATATCCCCGCGCCGCAACATAGGTCGAAAACCCTTGGCGGCGTCCTTTCAGTCCGGCAAGACGTACCCATTTTTCTTCCGTAAGCTGGGCTTCGGCAGCGTTGTGTAATATTTCCTGCGCCGAGTTTAATTCCAGCTTTTCAAGATCACCGGATTTTGCGCGGATATTGATTGCCTCCCGAGCAAATCGCCTAAAGTCCGATTTCCAATAAGCGACGCGGAGCGAAAGCCACCGCTCCCGCACTTCGTCGATGGAAATCCCCGCACTTGTGGCGATTTGCTGTAGGTTCATTGCAGTATTTCAGGCATTTTCGGCAATGTGTTGCGCGTCAATTCAGGCGGAAGTGGATTAAGTCCTCCGTGCTTTTTCAAACACCAAATGATGAAATAGACATTATCAATCATCAGCTTTGCAACTTCGACCGACGTTGCAACCGTGTGTTCCTCGCCTTCAGCTTCGAGCATCTTACGATATCGTGCTTCCAATTCGATCCCTAATCGCTTGGCTGCTTCCTTACGTGCGAGTGTGGGGGTCATGCTGCGATCACTTTCTTGAAAAACCCGCTGCTTTCAGCATCGGCGTGAATTTGCACGACTAGGTTGCTAGCACAATTTATTCCGTGTCCGACCATACATTCAACATAACCGCTGCCGCCGCGTTCGTTTGCTGCCCTCCGCATGATTGTGCCTGCCGGAATGACAATATCCTGCAACACCTGATAGCAAACAGGATTTTGCTTAGGCGCACCTTTTTTGATGTTTTTATTGTCGGTCATAAATCATACTCCGTTGATGTTTGTTGCGCTTGAGGAATAGAGGGGTCTGTTAAAAGCTGTGCGCCTTGCGCAATTGCTGCAGCTTCAAGATCTCTGACGATTCCGCTACCAAGCCAAGGGTAGGTTTTATTGCAGCGTAACTGGTGCGCCCAATAAGCCAACCGCTTTCCTAAGTTTGGGTCTTTCAAGGCAAGTTCTCCTTTGCCGGTTAGAGGTCATATTTCGATACTTCGGTAAATTCCCCGTCGATCACGTCCCCCATACGTTCGAGGCGCGAAATAGCGTCGTCAATCGTGAGAGTGCCTGATACGTCAACCTGTTGGCTTCGAGAAATCATCTTCGGGAAGAGCTTCGTAAAGAAATCAGTCGGATTTTCGTCGGCCCATGTCGCCATACGCTTAACGCCGCCGATTTGTTCAAATGCAGACATGACAACTGCGCCGGCAAATCGACCGACGTGCTGGTAGGCTTCGGCTGAAATCATCGGGATCGTGCCTATCTCTTTTGCGACAGGTAGTTTATCAGTTGGTGCGTCGGTCATCCTGAATCCCGTATCATCAAAGCCCCTTCACTGCACAGCCCCATTTGCGCATGGTGTGGGTATTTGCCTGCTTGAAAATACTTCGTACCGCTACCGCCGTCTTTTGTCGATCTACCCATTAAAATAATGACGTGATCTACGGCTAGTCCCTCCGCGCAAGCTCCCTCTAACCAATCGATAGCTTCGCGCAATGCAGTGATTGGCGCATTTTCCACAGGATTAAGATTTCGACTGAATTTTGCTTTTGCAAAATCTGTTATGTTGTCGTTATCCATATCAATGCCCCACGAATGCTACGTTCTTGTCCGTCGACCAACACAGGCCACAGGTAGCGCACGCTACGGTTGCTCCGGACTGCTCGGGACACATGAAAGAGTTTGCCGGCCTTGGATCCCCGTAGCGAACTGACACAGTGCAATCAATCGGCGCACCACCATCAGACCACCGGACTGCGAAGCGTTTACCATATGTCCGCTTAACTTGATCGATTGCAGCGCCGATAGGATCTCCGAGCCCTCTTGCTGTGTAACCGTAGCAAGCAAGGTTTGAATATTTTGCCAACATCGATCCCCAAAATTGGACATACTCGACAGAGAAGAAATCTCCAAGCGCATGCAGGCGAATGAGGATACCAACGCGACCTCTGACAGATAGCTGATTGATTATGTCGCGCTCGATAGCCTCTGTCAGTGCTTGAAAATCTCTATGGTCTGCGCGCTTGGCAAAAGGCATGTTATTGCCGTAACAGTCTTGCCAATGGTGGCATGTCTTGGGGCATGTGGCGCGTTCTTCGAGTGTGACGGTATATATCCAGTAATCACGGAATAATTTGCCTTTGCGGACGTCCCTGCCAATTTTCACGTTATTGTGTCCGGACACCAGGATATGTTTGAGCGTGTCGACCGGATGAACACCCTTGGCTGTGAAAATCGAGTGAGAGTTTTCAAGCGCCTTATGCCGCAAGTTTGGAAGCCAGGTTTGAGCCGGTTTAGGTCCATGTGCACTTTTGGTTCGCTTGGCGGCTTGTGCTTGGCGTTCGTCGGTCGTCAACTTCACAAACCGCGTCAAGGTTTCCCCTTTTCTGGATTTGCGGACTTGGCTGCTCACGGCTTCATCTTTTCCCAAAACGCTGCACCGGCTGGCAAGGCATAGAATGCGCTCGGTATTGCTTTTTGCGATACGCTGCGCTTGTCCTCGATGAAATGCTCAGACAGGAGGCGGCGCAAACCTGTTTCAATACTGGACCTATTTGGAAGGCCTAATTTGACAGAAACGTCGAGGCCGCAGATGCCAGGGTTTCCGATGATGGTATGAAGGATCATGAGATCACGGCCGGTAAACCCACTGCGGTCGAGGTCTATAAGCTTTTGCAGGAATTGTTGTTCGGTCATAGGTCGCGCCTTTCGAGACGTTCGATTTCTGCTTTGATTTCTTCGCAGTTTTTCTCATATCCCGCGACATTTTCCCTAGCTTGAAGCTTGGCACGCAGCTTCAAAAGGCGTTCGCTTCGCGCGCTTAATTCTTCGAGTAAATCAGTCACCACACCGGTCCTCTGCGAGTTTTGCGTAACCTTGAATATCGTGCCAGTTGTCTCGGTATTCGGGGTCTCCCGTGAGAATACGCGCTATCTTGTCAGCAATGACGGTTAGTGCTTGTTTCTTGTCGGGGGTCAAAGAGTTCCAATTAGGTCCAGAGCGCATATCGTCTTGTAGTCTTTGGGCGATAGCTGCATGGTCTGAAAAGTCGCCGTACCGCGCGCCGCGTTCTGCTAATGTAGCTTGCAAGTCCATAATAGTTTTCCCTGTTCAAAGACACCATGACGTAATACGTTTCGGTCGTCAAGTATTAAAAGCTATAGGCTGGTCGTCAAAATTACCTATTTCGCACGCTTCTGGTTCGTCAGCGATAATTGGACGGTCCCGCGCCGTTTCATGGATATTATAGACGTTTGCGCGCACTGCACAGTCTTTGGCTTCGAGTAGTTTGCGCAGTGCTACCGAGCGTTCGGTGTTGTGGGGCAATGTAAGAACGATTTCGGAGGCCAGTAAACAGAACGGCTTGCTTATTCGTTGCAGCTTCTCTGGCAGGTGGTCATAATGAAAATAGCGAAGGATGGGGTTGATGCTGATTTTATCCGGCGCGAATTCCAAAGGTGCGGGGTGGATGTCTGATCGCGGGGTCGAGGCTCTAGTGACTGCACTCATGATACTTTTCCTGATAAATTGAAATAGTTCGTAAGTCCCTAAGACGGAGTGTAGGGTGTGTCAAGGGTGAGTATTGATTTGGGTGTATTTTAATGTATGTGACGTTAGGGAAGGGACATAGCAAAATTGGGTATATCCAGTATAGGCACCTCCGCAGCGTATCGGCGGGAGCTATCGAACCTATCCCCCCGTCACCGGATTTCGGACGGGCGGGTCCCCTTGCGTCACATATCAATAGCCTTGATTATCCCGCTACATACTAATATGACGCAACGTCACATATAACTCTTGATTAAATGCAAGGTTGCGTTTACGCTTTGTTAATGTCTAGGCAGTATAGCAGGGATATAGACGCAACGTAACATAAGGAAACAAGGCAATGAACGTCACCGACATCATGCAATCAACGGGTATGGACGAACTACAGGCATATAGACATTTGCAGTGCAGGCGCAAGGCTCAAGGGCTTTATACAGTCGAACGAAGGCACAAAGCCTATTATCGGGATTGCTTGGAAGTTTTAAGGCGAGGGTGAATAGTTGAAATCTTTGCCTGCTCTTATCGACCAGAATTAATGCGCGGCGATTGATCGTAAAATAATGCTGAATTTGATTGATAGCAAAATTCGGGGCGTGAGTGAACACTTGAGGCCAGTTGATAAATCCGATATGTCGTAAAGGAATATAAAATATTTAGAAGGTCAAAAACATCTTCAAATATTTTTCAGTCATCCTTATCAAGTCCGCCGACATAGCAGGAACGTAGCATCAGTGCGTAGCGCAGCGATAGCGTAGCGCAGCACGACAGCATGCGGAGTGTATGCATGGAGGATGCAAAAGCATGCCTCTATCATCGCGCACGCGCGTTACGTCCTGCTACTCTACCTATTCTAGAAAAATGGCAGATTTACGGGATTTAGTAATTTTTTGTTAATGTGTTGACACTATAAAAAAGGGAGAGTAGGAAGCCCTAAGTATCAATTCAACGCTTTTACACCTTATCAGGAGAATATAAAATGACAGAAGCAACACACACGCCAGGGCCTTGGTTCTATAACCGTTCCGGTCAAATTTATGCTGAGAGCGACGGAAAAGATATTGCGCTTTTACGCAATGACAATCCGCTAGACGGCGCGTTAATCAAAGCCGCGCCTGATATGTTGGCGGCGCTGCAATTAGCTGAAGGCTGGATAGACGCCGAACGCGAAGAAACAGGCGAAGGGCAACAAGC